CTGTCGAAACCTATTTCGCCCCCATCATAAACACACGACTTGTTACCTTCCGGCTCTTGTCCTATGCACAGGAAAGCAGGTGCATCTACTCTCATGTGTTTATGGTGGAGGCGTCCGGTACCGCCCCGGAGTCCAAATACGCTTTGTAACGCCTACAGTTTATTTATAACACTCTTATGCTAGAATGTCAAGTTCTAATTTTTCTTTTTCGGAAAGTTTTTCATCTGGTGGTAAAATTTTACGTAGCCAACTGTCTGCAATATATGCTCTAGGGCTTGGTCCGAACTGTATCTCTAAGTCTTCTGCTTCGATCCACCAATAATGGTCAGTTACTAGAGCTTGGCAAGGAAGTCCTCTAAACTCCCATTGATCACCTTTTTTAAATTTACCAATATATTTTGATACGCTAACAAAGCGTCCTATGTTTTTTGGATTTAATGAAAATACAATTACTGCTCGATCGCCTTCATTCACGTTCATTTTTTAGAGCCTCATACTTTGCTAAAAGAACAGACAGCTCATCCGTCTTGCGTAACCAACCGTTTTCGTCTACAATAAAGACATCTCCAGGCTTATAAAGATAATGATCCTTGGGTGTGCCATCTTTTTGGAAACCCATTACTTCGCCAGGCCAATCGCCTTTTATACGAAATCCTTGGCCATGAAGACCAAGGCTTTCGACAACGTAGTCCATCCAAAACATTTACATCGAATTCTTTTTGTCTTGAATTTCTGCTCTACGTGTTTTGGTTAGTTTACCTAGATCTCCGAGTGCTTTACGAGCTCTTGCAGCCGCAGCTTTTACACCTTTATCTTCAAATGTTTCAGATTCGGCAAGGTAATTATTAAATGCTTGAACAATTTGTTCGTGTTGTGATAATTCACTCATTTTTATTCTCCTGTAATAAATTTATATATTTCTCTCCAGTTACTTACACATTTAGCAGTTCCTGAATATCCTTTGTTGTGTTCATGATTAATAAGAACACCGTCCAACCCTAAGTTAATGCCTACATCGACATTCTCAGGTTTGTCTTCAACCCAATAGCATCCTGTATTTTTATATGGTAATAGTGCTTCGTCTTTATCAGCACCTGTATCCAAATAAACGTACTTTTCAAATACTGTTGGACCAAACATTTCAATTAAGTTTTTAGTTCTTAAGTGTTGAGCATAATAGTCATCACTTAGACTTGTAATAGCATGGAAAATATAACCATGGTCTTCATGTAGTTTACGAACATATTTAATTGCATCTCTTAGTGGTGGAAGTTTTCTTATCCACGCACTTTCATTAAACATGCGTATTAATTTTTTTGATTCTGCTTTTTCGATGCCATACTTAACATCCATTAAATAGTTACCTGGTGCAACTATTTCGTAACCGTGTTTATTCATCCAGCGTCCAAATGCATATTCCCAATCAAACAGGACGCCGTCGCAATCTACTAATATTAGTTTATCTTTCATAATACCCTCTTTACTTCTTTTATTCATACTTTATATTAACATAAGAAGTAGGTATTGTCAACCTAAAGTTTAATATTAGTTGTGCTTTCTATGTATTGTTTTGCGGTAGATTCGTCTGTTTTTGCAATAAAAACAAGGGTGTTTTTGTTAAGACTTAGTTTAGAATCGGGTGATACAGTAAAACTAAACGGAACCATGCCAATTCCTTGTTGTGTAGCAGTAAGTGCCATTGGTTTAGTTACTGTAAGTGTTTCGCCATTCTCGTCAACTAGTCGTGCGACAATTTCTTCGCCTGCGACAGTTTTTACAGAGACGGTATCTCCATTTTTGTAAGGTGCTTCAATTAACATTATAGTGTATATCCTGTTCCGTTATAGCCTGTGTCTTCTACGTATTTTACAAACTGATCGTAGCCGCCGACTTTTAATCCGTTAACAACAATCTGCGGGAATGTACGAGCTTCTGGAAACTCTGTTAGAATTTGTTCTCTATCAAAGTCTTTACCAAGTTCTCTGTATTCAAATGGATAGTCATATTTTTCACATAGTGCCTTTGCTTTTGTGCAACTAGGACACATTGGTTTTCCGTAAATTAAAATCATAAGCTAAATCCTTTAAATGTGTCAGCCGACACATCTTGCTTTGTGCCGCCTTGAACATAACTAGTTATCTCAGTCTCTTGCGGTGCTACTTGAACTTCGGCTCCGGAGATCCACTTCTGTGTCCACGGCAAAGGATTGTTTTTAACACTATAAGGACTCTTTAGTCCAATGTTTGTCATTCTACGTGTACAAATAAATTCAATATACTGACTTAATAGTTCTGTGTTTAAACCAATCATTGAACCATCTTTGAACAAATAGTCTGCCCAAACTTTTTCTTGATCAACTGCATCAACAAACATCTGAATACACTCTTCTTCTGTTTCTTTTGCAATCTTTTCAAAATCTTTGTCGTCTGTTTTTAGAACTTTTAGTAATGCTTGTGTACTTGCTAAGTGCAAGTTTTCGTCACGAGCGATTAGTTTGATAATCTTAGCGTTGCCTTCCATCTTCTTAAGTTCTGCAAACGCCCAACTACATGCAAACGATACATAGAAACGAACACCTTCTAGAATGTTAACACTCATAAGTGCAAGCCATAATTTCTTTTTAAGTTCGTACATATCTACGTTTACTTTCTTACCATTAACAGTATGTGTTCCTGCACCTAGCAAGTTATAATAACCTGACAATTCGATCAAGTCGTCGTAATGTTTTGAAATGCTATCTGCACAATCTACAATTTCACCCACTGACATTAGCTCATCAAATACTTTAGATGGATTTGAATATACATTACGAATAATGTGTGTATAACTACGACTATGAATTGTTTCTGAGAATGTCCAAGTAATAATCCAGTTCTCTAGTTCTGGTAAACTTACAATACTGCCAAACGATTCTGCTGGAGCACGACCTTGTACACTGTCAAGTAGAATTTGACGCTTTAAGTTTGACGTAAAGATATGTTGTTCATGACTAGTCAAGCTCTTAAAGTCTTTAGCATCTTGATAGATATCTACTTCTTCTGGTCTCCAAAAGAATCCAAGTTGTTTATCTGTTAATCCATCAAACTGTTTATACTTTAGTGTGTCATAACGCTGGATTGTTGGACCTCCTGATGGATCTAGGAATGCCTTTACCTTCGTATGATCGACTCGATTGTCTACGTCAAAAACGCTCATTTCTGAATTATCCTTCTATATTTTATATATGTTAACACACAAATTATTGTATGTCAACTAGATTGTGCAGCTTTCGCAATATTCATCTTCTTCAACATGATAGCCGTTAGTTTCTAATTCAGGTTGAGCTTCAGTTTCAAACATTTTATGAACATCTATTTCACCCTGTCCGTCATAAGTGTTAAAGTAATAAAGTTGCTTTCCGCCTAGTTTGTAGAACATTAATAGATGCTGTAGCATTGTACTCATAGGAATCTTTTCATCTTCAAAGTAAGATGGATTGTAACTTGTGTTTACACTAATTCCTTGATCAATATACTTTTGTAGTACACTTACAATTTTAATGTACCCTTCTGGGCTACGCTGTTCCCAAAGTAAGTCGTATTTGTTTTTAAGACGCTTGTACTCAGGGACTACTTGCTTTAGAACACCATGCTTTGATTGTTTTACTGAGATAAGGCTACGTGGTGGCTCAATGCCATTTGTAGCGTTAGCAATTTGTGCTGATGTTTCACTTGGCATTAGTGCCATTAGTGTTGAATTACGGATGCCTGTTTCTTTAAGTTGCTTACGTAGTCCTTCCCAATCCATACGTTCTTGGTGTGGAACAATTTCGTCTAGTGCTTTAGCATAAGTTTGGTTAGGAGTAATACCTTGTCCATACTTTGTTTCTGATGTTCCAGGACATGCACCTTGCTCTACTGCTAAATCTGCGCTTGCTTTAATCAAGTAAAAACTCCAAGCTTCTGCATACTCGTCAATAAGAGCTAGTCCATCTGTGTCGATGTCTTGATATGATAAACCGTGCTTAGCCATCCAATATGCAAAATTAATAATACCTATACCTAATGGACGTCTTTTTTCTGTTGATAACTGTGCTGCTATAATAGGATAGTTTTGATAGCTTAACAATGCATCTAACCCTCGTACTGCTAACCGTGCAACTCTTTCAAAGTCTGCGGGTGTGCGTACATTACCCCAGTTGATAGCACTTAATGTGCATAGGCTGATTTCGCCTTCTGGATCATTTAAATCATTTAGTGGCTTTGTTGGCAAGTCAATCTCTGCACACAAGTTTGATTGTCTAATAGGTGCAACGTCTGGAAGGAATGCACCGTGGTCGTTTGCGTTATCAACGTTCTGTAGATAAATGCGTCCTGTGTTCTTACGTTCTTCCATAAACGAACTAAACAGTTCAATTGCTTTTACAGTTTTCTTACGTAACTTTGTGTTACGTTCTGCTGTTTCATATAGCTCGCGGAACTTATCTTGATCGGCATAGAATGCATCGTATAATCCGGGCACATCGCTAGGCGAGAAAAGGGTAATATCACCGCCACTAATAAGTCTTTCGTACATCAATTTATTAAACTGTACACCATAGTCCATATGACGCACACGGTTGTCTTCTGTGCCTTTATTGTTCTTTAGAACAAGAAGTTCTTCTGCCTCTAAGTGCCAAATTGGATAATAGATTGTAGCAGCACCACCACGCACACCACCTTGGCTGCATGACTTTGTCGCTGCTTGGAACATTTTGTAGAACGGAATAATACCTGTGTGATATGCATCGCCTTTGCGTATTGGACTACCGATAGCACGGATACTTCCGCCGCCAACACCAATGCCTGCTTTTTGACTTACATACTTGACAATACTTGCGCTAGTAGCGTTAATACTATCGAGACTATCGCCAGTTTCAATAAGAACACAACTTGAGAATTGACGTTGCGGTGTTCGTACACCTGCCATAACAGGAGTAGGCAAACTAATGTCGTGAAGACTAACAGCATCATAATAGTCCTTTACATATTGTAAACGAGTTTCTGTTGGATAGTTATGGAAAAGAGTTGCTGCAATAAGCATATAACACATCTGAGGTGTTTCAAAAATTTCACCAGTTACACGATTCTGTGCTAGGTACTTGCCTCGTAGCTGTTCCATAGCAACATAGGTAAGATTCTCGTCACGTTCGTGTTTAATATATGTTTCAAGTTTTGCCCATTCGTCATCGTCATAATAAGAAATGAGGTCAGGATCATAAAAGCCTAAATCTATATTCCTTTCAACTAATTCTTTAATAGTAGTTGGTTGATAGTTACCATATACTTCTTTACGTAGTGCATAATTAATTAAGCGTCCACCAACATATTGATAGTTAGGTGTTTCTTCTGAAATAAGATCTGCTGCTGCTTTAATAAGAGTTTCTTGAATTTCTTTTGTAGTCATTCCATTAAAAAATTGGATTTGACTTTTTATTTCTACCTCGCTTGGGCTAACACCAGTAATATCTTCACATGCATAAAAAACAACTTTGTGTAGTTTTTCAATATCTAATGGTTCTTTACGCCCATCTCGCTTGGTAACTTGAATCATGATTTATCCTCTTTTCTTTAATTATTTGAATATTTATCTGTACTCTGACATGTCATATACAACTTGCGATTTAACTTCTTTAGGTAAAGTAGAGATGTCGATTGCTTGTGTTTCATCGTATCCGAGTACCCATTTTTGATTAACAACTAAGATGTAGAAGTAGTTTTCTTCTCTCATTGTACAGATATGTATCTCAAAATTAGCATCAGAAAAGCGTTCTGTTAACTGTAAAGAAAAGTAGTAACTTAGTACACGGCAGAAGTCACAGTACTGATTCTCCTGTAATAACTCCCAAGCGGTTGGCCACATTTGTGAATCCCAAGGATCTGTGTGAATCGATACGCACGGTGCCAGTTTGTAAAACTCTATGACATCCTGAAAAGGATCGTCTGAATCCTCTAGAGAATCTCGAAACTGAGACCACACTGCAAGTCTTTCTTCGTATGTTTTGTTGAACATTAAATGACTATTTGCTTTGTTTGTACTTTAAATTTCATCTTTGTTGTTGCATTAGATGCTAACGAACCTGCTACATTACTCTTTACTAGAATAGTTTCGTCAGTTCCGTCAATGTCTATATCACTTAGTATAGCATCAAAACTAATGTTGTCAACATAAATGTTATCACCTACAAAGTCATAGTCATCTGAAACTGTGATGTTTGAAGAATTGTCCATAACAATTCTTATTTTACCGGATCTTAACCCAGAGTAACCGCTTTCTCCTTGAGCAACATAATCAATATCGAAACTTTGATTAGCTAATTTAGGTAGTCTGAAAACAGTTTGTTGCGTTCCGTCTCTAACTGTAACTTGATGTTCAAAACCCCAGTTAAAGTTACAAGGACCATCAACTTCAGGAATATAAGGAACTGCTGTAATAATAGACGAGATAATACTAAATTGTATAAATCCACTTACTAAGTGTGGAAGATTGACGGTAATTTGTCCTGCTTGTACATCAGTAATTGTAACAGTCGAAGCTCCAAACTCACCAATGCCACTGTCAATTGTAACAAGTTGTCCTGCTGTAATATTTGAAGTGTCTGCTATATCTATTGTTGACTGTCCTGCTGTAATAGTAGCTGAACCTGTAACAATTTCTCCTTGTGTATAAGATAGCTTTTTTGTTCTTGTAAAAAAGTCTCCAGTACTTTCGTTACCTAAAACATTAAACCTTATTACAGGATAAATTGGTTGTGCATCTGATCCGCCGTCATTGCCGCACATATTAAATTTGTTGCCGCGGCTAACATTGTATGTGCCTTCTGTTACTAAGATTGCTTCTCTATAAATGTTAGTAAACACACAATCAGAAATTATATTATTGTGCGGACCTGTAGAAGTTCCATTTGCTACATTTCCATCTATAAGTAAATTTTTTCCAAAAGCAATACCATATCCTAAATTACTAAAATTAGAAGTAGAAATTACATTGTCATTAATATCCCAATTTGAAACAATACCATATGCAAATCCATCAACGTGACAGTTTGTAAACTCGTTACGTACAGTTTCAACACCACCGTTTTTACTATTCCACATCATGCCTACACTGCTTGTTGTTTCACTATCTTCATTAATACCATCTGTATTGATCCATGGGCCAACTATAGTAATATTTTCAAAGTAACTGTCTCTGCAACTTTGTAATACTAATCCTTTAGAATCAGCTGTTGTCTCGAGTTTCATACCTGTAAGTTTAATATTTCTTGCTTGTGTATTGTATTCGCCATTGATAATATAATTACCTGGACTACTTTCATCTGACACTGTAGTAAATATACTCTTACCTGCTGTGTCTTGTCTAATAATAGTTTTGTCCGCGCCTGCACCTACAATAGTTGCGTTAGGAGGAATATAGATTGTATCGGTTATTTTGTACACGCCAGGCAATAAATTTAACACCACTCTATTACTTACATTTGATTCATTACCATTGTTAAGATAAAGCTGATCAATAGCACGTTGTAGTAGAACCGTTGCATCTTGCGTAGCTACACCTGTTGCACCAAATGCTGCAATAGTAACTGAATCATCTAATCTTTCTTGAAGTGTTCTTACAACAGGGTTTGACGAGTCAGGTCCAGTTGTAACTGATCCTGTTCCTTCTTTGTAAGTATAATCTTTTGCAATTTCAAAAAGATCATCTGTTTCTGTTAATATTTTAGTATTGCCTACTGCTGGCGCACCTTCGGATACTGCGCCGTTACCTATATACAATTCTTGTGTATCGATTGCCCAGCCCATCTCCCCAGATGATAATTGAGGTAATCCAGTTGCTGAATTTTTTCTACCTCTTCTTAACTGGATCTTTGAAATTTGTACTACTGCCACGAGTGTCTCCTACGCTTTTATTAAGTATTTATGCGTGTTT